CTGGACTCTATGATTCATATTGAAAAAATGTCGTTCTTAACCTTCAGAAATGATATTTATGACATTTTTATTTATAATCTAAACATATAACAATGTGTGTGGTATATACATACACAATTACTTGGATACTTTTCATTAGATGATATGAAACATGTATTATTTCATACATATGAATTTTTCAAATATTACAACAATAAATATCGACCAATATACCATGTTGAAAAATTATTATTTTATATTATTACAGTTTTGCATAAATAAAATAATTATAGTACTACTGAAGGGTTAATAGTTGATAAAATTGCAACGGGAAGAATGTGTTTTTTATATGCTTCTATTTTTTTAAAACATTTAGTAATTGTAACCTCACTTATACCGGTAACATCAAAAATATCACGTTTGCTTATACTTAACCCATACACATTTGATACAAAATAAATAATACCCGCTACTACTGAATATGATACATTTTCTGGCATTAAGTTTAATTTATCAATCTTGATTGATACAAACTCGCACAGTTTTGTTGCCTGTTCAGTCATTCCTAATTTACTACAAAAACGCGCCATAAATGCAATTGGTTTTGTATTATTAAATGATATTTTTTCTTCTGTTGGTAAATCACGGTCAATGTCGTTTAATATTTTAATTGCGTTTTTACATCCTTTTGTAACGCTGCTTTTATCAAAATTAAATACTTCAGCTATTTCGGTTGATGTTCGGGGATAATTGTTAATAATACACGAAATATAAATTGATGCACCAAGAACGCCATCTCGATTACTACTACGGAATGATGTTTCATGCTCTGATATTTTTTTATGAATAAACATTGCGTCATTAATAATTATTTTGGGTATATTTGATATTTTAGACATACACTCAATATGACGAAAATCATCATTCAGTATTTTTTCATTATGCGGCATCGATTGCCAACCAGCATACTTTTTTATTTTTTTCATTTCATATGACATATGCGATGAATTAAGAACAGTACACCCCATTGATGATTCTTTTAAAAGTGCATTTGTTGGCATACCACATCTTGTTGGGTCTGATGTTTGAGAATCATCTGCTCCAAAATAACGCCATTCTTGCCCTTGATCAATAATTTTACTACAAAGTAAAGCACAATTTGGGTTTGTGCACCCTCTTACTCCTTCAGACTCATGTATATATAACATTGAATTACATTTTACACATATATTTGTATCATCATTTGACGGAAGAATTTGGCACTGAATTTCAGCATTACTCATTTTGGAAAAGTCTAATTTGGGTTGGTCGTATTTGTTTGCAACTTCTTCATCAAACCCTTTCCATGAGCGAGTTTTACGATTACGCTCTGTTTTTTTTGTTTTTATTATATTTCGTCTTGTTCTTTTAAGAGATTTTATAGTAGAAGGTGATTGGGCTGGTAATATGTTAGGTATTTTTGAATCATTTAAAATAGAAGTGTTAGTGCCCAATGATACTTGAGATATTGGAATTAATTGAATTGTTTCTTCAGTCATTATAAAATGTGTTGTTAAACATATATGTTATTAATTTAATATCATTTTTATTTACTAAATTAAAATAAAATATGTGTTGCGATAATTTTCAAAATGTTAAAAGATGAAATGAAAAAATATTATTTAATGGCGATTGAACAGGGTAATAGTGATGCTATGAATAATTTAGGTTATTATTATCAACACATAGAAAAAGATTACGACAAAATGAAAAAAATATTATTTAATGGCGATTGAATTTAATGATGATGGTGTTATTAGGACATGTAAACAAAACAATTATTATCATGATAATGATATTAAAAATAAAATATTATACAAATCATTTAAATTTGCCCCATAACATTGGAAAAAACAAACAAATGTTTTATAACAAAATGTAATCATAAATTTTCAGATGAAATAATAAATTGTTTAACGTGTTCTTTTTTAAAATAATTGAAGAACAAATTATATGTCCCATAACAATGGAAAAAACAAACAAATGTTTTATAACAAAATGTAATCATAAATTTTCAAATAAAATAGTAAATTGTCTAACTTGTCCTTTATGTAGAAACACAATATAATAATAAATAAAAAACAAAAACAAAAACAATAATTAATTTTAATTAGATAGTGTGTTGTGAAAGTATTTGCGCAAGGTGTAATGTAAAATAAATAATATAAAAATTAATTTAATTCCATTTTGATTTTTTTACATTAATTTTTGGACCCCGTTTTGTAGTTGATTTGGATGTTTTTATTTAAAAAAAATGATTTGTTCAGTTCATTTATTATTTACAAGTATTTTAGTCGAACTAACCGAAAATGTCAACAATGAACGAAATAAACTATTCACAAGACTGTACTGTAAATGGAAATTTCAAAACATTGAAACAAATATACGCCACGTATAATGATGATACATATTATGATGATGTATATATTGAAAATTATTCAAATATAACTGATTATATTTTAAACTTATATAATGATAATATTAAATTTAATAATTGTTATGATTTAAATAAATTACTTTGGAATGTAAATTATTATAAAGATATAAAACCAAATTATAATGAAATGAAAAAATATTATTTAATGGCAATTGATGTAGGTAGTAGTGATGCTATGCTTACTTTAGCTCATTATTATCACAACATAGAAAAGAATTGTGATGAAATGAAAAAATATTATTTAATGGCAATTGATTTGGGTAATAGTGATGCTATGTTTAATTTAGGTTGTTATTATAAAACTATAGAAAAAGATTATAATGAAATGAAAAAATATTATTTAATGGCGATTGATTTGGGTAATAGTAATGCAATGATTAATTTAGGTTGTTATTATGAAGATATAGAAAAAGATTATAATGAAATGAACAAATATTATTTAATGGCGATTGATTTGGGTAGTAGTAATGCTATGAATAATTTAGCTCATTATTATCACTACATAGAAAAGGATTATGATGAAATGAAAAAATATTATTTAATGGCAATTGAATTGGGTAATAGCACTGCTATGTTTAATTTAGGTCGTTATTATCACTACATAGAAAAGGATTATAATGAAACGAAAAAATATTATTTAATGGCGATTGAATTGGGTAATAGTAATGCTATGAATAATTTAGGTAATTATTATGAAGATATAGAAAAAGATTATGATGAAATGAAAAAATATTATTTAATGGCGATTGAACTGAGTAATATTGCTGCTATGACTAATTTAGCTCATTATTATCAACACATAGAAAAAGATTACGACAAAATGAAAAAATATTATTTAATGGCGATTGAGTTGGGCAATGATGGTGTTATTAGGCGATGTAAACAAAACAATTATTATTATGATAATGATATTAAAAATAAAATATTATACAAACCATTTAAAATAATTGAAGAAGAAATTATGTGCCCCATAACATTGGAAAAAACAAATAAATGTTTTATAACAAATTGTAATCATAAATTTTCAGATGAAATAGTAAATTGTTTAACTTGTCCTTTGTGTAGAAATAGATTGTGTGTGTTGTGAAAGTATTTGCGCAAGGTGTAATGTAAAATAAATAATTAATTTAATTCCATTTTGATTTTTTTACATTAATTTTTGGACCCCGTTTTTTTGTAGTTGATTTGGACGGGTCATATTCTGGGTCGGGTTGAGACGCAAAATCATAGTTTTTTGACAAATCCCAAAATTCTTTTGAACCTAATTTAAAATCAGGATGAGAACTTGCTTTATACCAAAAAACTTGGTCAACAAGTTTATTTGATTTTGAATTATTGTGAATAACCAAACATTCATAATTTTCAGTACATTGGTCCATTATTTGGGCAAATGCATCAAATGTTGGAAACATTCCCGCATAACTTTCATATATACGCTTACGGTTCGCTATATAATTATCCCTTAAAATAAAAACATAATCAATATTGGTTCGGAGATTTGGGGGTATTCCAAGAGGATACTGCATTGTAATAATAAGCATAATTTTCCAATGACGACCATTCATAAATAAAAGTCTCATCATTGTATCTCTGGTCCATTTAGAATCATATAAACAATCATCTAATATAGCAAATGTTCGAGGGTCTATTTTAGAACGAGTCGCGACGCTTCTACTTCCACCCGCTTCTTGTGCTATTTTTTTAAGAACTTTTTTCTGTCGAAGTAAAATATTTGAAATAATATCCGTTTGATATTCCCCATGAATAAATACACCAGGAACCATGCTTGAATAAAAGCCATTTCCTTCTTCGGTTCCTGCAATAACTGTCCCAACCGGAATTTGTTGGTGATAAAATAACAAATCGCGGATTAAAAAACTTTTACCAGTATCCCTTCTTCCAATAAGAACAATAACTGGTCCTTTTGCTTCATTCGCATCAAATGAAATGTCTTGCATTCTAAATTTGCGTAAATTAAAATTTTCAGTCATTATAATTGACGTAATATAATAATACTATATTAAAATAATAAAATACAAACGAGTATTCTTATTGTGTGAATAAAAAAAATGAATTAAAATTCTTCAATTATTTTTGATTAATAACACACTTATAAAATATGAAGATTGACCAATTAAAACATAGTATATTAAATATTATTAATCTTTAACAATATGATAATGACCCAAATATTGTTTCTCTCCGTCATATTGTTTCGGACTATGAAGCAAAAGAACAATTACATGAAGACTCTTCACTTAAATCTGGACGACCAAGAGTACCGGTTTTACCATCCGAGCAATGTGGTGCAAAAAAGTCGTCTGGTCTTCAGTGTACACGACGACGAAAAAACGCAGAAAAATACTGTGGAACTCATATGAAGGGTTGTCCACATGGTGATATTTCAAATAATGTAAATGAAAGTGCTAAAACGCGTTATACTGTAAATGTATGGTTGCAAGTAATAGACGAGATACCATTTTATATTGATGAGGAAAGCAATGTATATCAAGCAGATGACATTATAAGTGGTAAGGTTAACCCGCGTGTAATTGCTAAATATGAAATTAACAAACAAGGTGAATATATAATTCCAAGTTTTTATGACAAATAATCAATATCAGTGTAAATTATCATGTATATATATTTGTTTTGTATTTTTTGTATTTTTTTATAATAATATAATATACAAACAACACTCATTAAAATGAAACACACGCATAAAAAAAGAAAGCAAACTTTAAAAAAAACTCGCGTTTATAAAGGTGGAATGTGGGGGCATGTTATTAAGCAAGCACTTGTTCCTCTGGGAATATTAGCTATGCAACAAAAGTACAAGCCGCGCAAAAAACACACTGGCAAATTTAGAAAAAGTAGGCCTTTACGTTCGCGTCGTAATACTCGAAAAAAATAAATAATAACACACCCACATAAATTATAGTTTTTAGTATAAAACAGTATTATCAAAATTATTAATTTACTTAAACAAAGTAATAATTAAAAAAAATATTTTAATTGGGGTTATCCTTTTATTTTATAATTGTTATATATAAAACAGAATAACATTAATTAAATGGGTCAATTAAGTAAATTAAAACAAACTGCCGTAAAAATATCAAAAAATATTATTCATAGTAAGCTCGTAATGAATATTATGATTGTTATATGTCTTTTAAATCTGATTGGTTATATTATGATGCGACGATATAACGCAATTATGTTTGGATTACTTGCTGGTGGAGTAATTACCCAATTTAGTAAAAACAAAACAGTGATTATGATGGCAACTCTTTTTATTGTTAATTTTTTTATTACAGGCTCAATAGTAAAAGAGGGAATGGATGGAAGTAAAGGTAAGATTAAACTTAAGCAAAAAAAAAGGGCAATTTCAAAGGAAACTAATATAGAAAAAGAAGACGAATTAAATTCGGAAGACAATGATGATGTTGATGATGAAGAAATAGACCAAGAGGATGATGATTTTATTGAAACAAGTGAAATAGATGCTTTTGATACACGTAAAAATAATACAGCATTGTCCAAAAAATCAGACAAAACTATTGATTATGCCGCCACGGTTGAAACAGCATATGACGACTTAAATAATATTTTAGGCGGAGAAGGAATTAAAAATCTCACAAATGATACTCAAAATTTAGTTTCTCAACAAAAACAACTTGCTGAAGCTATGCAGGGAATGGAGCCATTAATTAAAAATTTTGGACCTTTAATGAATCAAGCAACCAGTATGATGAAAACAATGGGAAATAGCGGATTAGCTAATTTAGTAAAAGGAAATTAAAATATACTTTTAATACAAGTACATAATAAAACATTATGACATCATCCGAATTTAATGTTGAAATGCTAAATAACTTGATAGACCAAGCATCATCCAAATACGAATGCAATGATGAATGTATGAAAAATAGAACAGCAAATACATTATTAACAAAATATCACGATGCAGTTGATGCGATTCAAATGGCGCCTCAAAAAGCGAATGATGCATTTAAAGAATATGTTATGTTTACACAAGGCGAAACTGCATTTAACAAACTAAATACACAAACGTTAACAACAAATGCACAAAAGAAGGGTAATCAACTTAAACATCAATTTGAAAAAAAAGCCCAGCATGTTTCGCAAACGTCAGAATTATATACAGCCATGTTTAATAATTATTCTCACGTTCGCGAACTTTACAAAAAACTTGTAAAACAAAATAAGGATGAGCAAAAATATATTTCATCACAAACAACATCTGCTCTAACAAACGACAGACTTGCTTATTATAGTGAGCAAAATATTGAAAATTTAGA